GTATATGATCGCGCCCCTTGAGCGTCGAGGCGTAGAGGGCGCCGCGGGCAATGTGATCGCCGCACCCCGCGGAATCGATGCCGCCCGCGGCCTCGCCGACCTGATAGTCCGAGCACACATGAAACAGCCGTCCACGGTACCCGACGAGGAAGTCGCCCCCGACCTCTCGATCGTTGCGCCTCTCGGACCACCCGTGATCGGATAGACACGCGCGCACCGCCGAAACAAACGTCGTGGCCATGTATTTGTCAACGGAGACGCTCTGCAGTTGCTCCGGAACCACGAGCGCGTGCCGGAGTAACTGCCCCATCCGAAACGAGGTGGTGAAACCGAACAGCATTGGACCGTTTCGAAAGAGCTTCGCGTCCGACCGCACGATGAGGCCATAATCACCGGCTGACACGCCGGCGCTATCGGCCCCAATCCAGACCGATCCATCTTCGACAAAGCCCGCGATACACGTCATGCCCTATACCCCCAATAGAAGACCCGCGGGTCCGGGTTTAGCTCGCGCCGGAGGCGCCCGCGCCACACCACGATGCACGTATTCCCCGGCGCGTTGTGCGCCGGCTCCGATGTCTCCGGGTCGATGAACGTCACGCGGTGCGGGATCAATCTGATTTCGTCGGCCTTGCTCCACACGTGCGCGCGAAACCACCGCGTTTGCGGCGAGAGCGGGAGGACGGCGACTACGGTGCAACCTTGCTCCGCCGTGGTCGCGCACTTCTCGACCCACGGCATGATCGCGATCCCGAGCAGGCGGGAGTACGGAGGGTTGCAAAAGATTGGCCCCGTCGTGATGGCTGACCAGTCGACCGCCAGCGCATCCTCCGCGACGGCGCTACCAGGGCCGAGCCATTGGCCAACGAGCCGGCTGGCCGGTTCCGCCGCCGCGTCGAGGCCGAACGCGAACTCATGGTTAAGCGCATCGAACAGATCCCGCGGTGTGCGCCACGTCGCCCGCCTCGAGCTGTGCTGGACGGCCTCGGTGTGGTGTTTTGTCACTGACGCCTCCCGCCTACCGGGTCGGCCGGCGCCGGAGGCGTCGGCATCTGCTGCGACCCCGCGCACACGTACCACTGACCCGCGGTCCCGGTGCGCTGCGCGGGCACCACCTCGGACTCCGGGCAGCCGAGCGCATCCGCGATCCGGCTCGGACTCGTCGGCAGCTCTGGCGTACACCCGGCCAGCATCGAAGCCAGCACCGCCACCAGCACGGTGGCGGCCGCGATCTTCATCGCCCACGAGACGACCTCGATGCTCTGACGGGGCGTCATGACGTCTGCTCCGCGGGTCGCATCTCCACAAGGAACCAGTCTCCATCGCGCTGCTCGAGGTCGAGGACCACCGCTGCGCCCGACTCCATCGCCGTCTTGGCCGCGAGGGCGGTCTCGTGATCGTCGAAGAGGATCCGCCGGTCGCCGGTCTCGGTCGTCTTCATCACGAAGCCTCCGTCCTTCCCATCGCCACGGCAGAGAACGGCGGAGACGTGCGACCCCTTGCGCGCGACCCCTTGCGCGGCCCTTCCCGGCTCTGGCTCGACGGGGAGATCGCCGAGGTCTGCATCCGAGACTGACGCCGGAGGCCCGATCGGTTCGGCGGACGCCTCGAGCGCCGGCGGGTACAGTTGCCCCACCGCCCCGAAGTGCGCAGCATCCGCGAGGTGCCGCGTCGCCGGGTCGGTCATGTCGGGTTGATACATCAACCGCACGACGACGAACGGCTTCGAGAGGGCCTCCGGTCGGTACGTCTGCAACACGCCGAGCTCGCGGATCACCGCATTGATCGCGCGCGTCTCGCAGTGCCGAAGCCCGTGGAGGCGTGCTTGCGTGAGCTGCTTGGGCGTCATCGGCGCCGCGCGGGCGGAGCCGTCGCGGAGGTCCCATTCGAACGTGGACTCCCGGAGCTCCTGCGCGCCGTCAAGCCCCGTTCGCTTCGCCGTCGCCTTGACTTTCCAGTAGTTTGGATATGGCGATTCGCTGTCAGTCGTAATCGACATCCCGGCGCAATCGGCGAGCTTGCGAAGCCCGACCTTGGATAGCGCAATCCGCCCGCCAGACAGCCACGGTGTCCCCGCGTAGACGTCGCCGGTCTCCGGATTCGGGTCGAGCTTGACGCCCGTCGCGACCAGCGCATGCCCGGGCGGGAGCGTTGAGAAATCCACCATCGGGCACAGCACGTGAGCCCCGGCCCGGTTCCAGTCCTCGAGCTTCGTCGCGAAGTCGTCCTGTGATGTGATAGCGCCACCATGGATCCGAGTCAGTGCCGTGGTCATTCGATCCCCCCGGACAGATGGCGCTCGTACGCATCGATGAGCGCGGCAACATGCCGCACTTGTCGATCGGTCGCATCGCCGATCAGGCGGCCCGACGCCGCCTTTCGTATCGCCACGTCGCGGCGCGTGGTGTGCCTGGTATCGGTAACTCGCACGGCACGAGCAGAGGCCGCGCGTATACGCCCCGCGCTTTCTGGCGAAAGCTCCGCAAGTCCGCAGCCGTGATGATGGCGCGCGATGAGGTCGCCCAGCTCGAGGACGAAGATCCGCTCGCGCTCGCGCTCGCGAATCCGTGCGACGGCGACTTGATCGTCGGGGCAGCCGATGCCGATCCCGGCGGCGTCAAAGTGCCGATCGAGCGGCTCGCCGCAATTGCTACAGGTTCGAGGTTGGTCTACACTGGTGGTCTGCATGAGTGCTCCTTTCGTGGCTCGCCCCGCGGTTGGTCGCCGCGGGTAGTTGAAGAGCCCGGCGCCGCGCTACGGCGCCGGGCTCATTTTGTCTTCGGCGCCTACACTCGATCCTCCGCTCGGCAGAGGTCCGCAACGGACACGCCCGTCAGATCCGAAATGGCGAGCGCGTGCCCGAGTCGCGGTGTTCTATCTCCGCGGGCAATCTGATCCACATAGGCACGCGTGACCCCGAGCGCATCGGCCAACTCGGCGCGCGTGAGGGCGCCGGCCTGGGTGAAGTAGTCCGCGAGCTCTGTGGTCTTGCGTCGTCGCGCCATGGTGCTCCCGATGATACGCCTCCCCGCTGCCTGTCGAACGACGACCATGTGAGACAGAATACGCCACGTTTCGGGCGATGTCAATACGCCGTGTATCTTTTTCTAGGATGGGCAGGCTGGGGCCAGGAACGTGCGCGCGCACACGTTGCAGAGGTAGCGGACTCGTCCGTGCGCGTCCGAGCCGACCGGCTCAAGGTTGGGCCGCGAGTCTCAGAGCGGGCACCGCAACCAATCGGGCGCCATGGCCTACCGCCGCGCTGACCAGAGCCCGCGCGTGGATTGGTTGATGCCGAGTGCGGCCGCCGCCACGATGCCGCCCTGGATGGCCGGTTGCCAGAGCCAGGCTGCGAGTTGCGCGCTTGACTCGGGAGGATCAGGATACATCGCCAGGTGAGAGAGCATCGTCACGAGGCCTGCACCGACGGCGCGGAGGATCTGCTTACCGAGCGGAGTCATCATGCGTTGTGCCTCCCTGCTGCCGTGGGTGTCGGATGGTTGTGGCGTTGCTCGAGATCATGGATGCGCCCCTCCAGATCGCGCATTTTGTCTCGTATGTGCGAGACCTCGGGTTCGTATTGGGTGCGCGGAACAGCGCCTTTATGCACGAGGATCCCCTCGTGCGATCGGAGTCGCTCCTCCACGATCGCCACCTCCCGACTCACGTCGTTCCGCCCCACGTAGACGCCGGCCCCGAAAACAAACGTCATAACGGCGACGAGGACGCCGAGCTCGAGCCCACCCAAGGCCATGGGTTCAGATCTTACGCCGGCGCGAACTCAAAGACCATAAGCGTCGAGGTCCACTCGCTTTCGCTATTGATGATTGCCGCCGAGGCTCCCGCCGCACGCTGCAGTTGGACTTTGTAGGTCACGGCCGAAGTGCCCGGGCTGGTCTCGCTGTACAGCGAGAACCCTGGCGCCGACGGCGACGCCTGACACTGCCCACCGTTGATGAACGTATCCAGCACGGTGGCGTCTCGCATCAACCGAAGCCCGATATCGGCCGAGGTGCCACCGTGCTCGATCCCGGTCACAAGCGCCAGGAGCACGATCGTGGAATCGTCGCGTTGTGGCGTAAACGAGATCGACAGGTTGGTATCGGCCCACGACGTCGTGGTGCTGGACTCTTCGACGGACGACCGATCCTGCGAGACCTGAAGGAGGCCCACCGCTCCGGGAAACTTTGCGTAGGCACCGGCGTTGAGGGACAGCTTGAGCTCGTCGTCGGTCGTGTTGTAGTAGATCCGCGCGTCTCCGCTGGGCGAGACCCCAGGCGCCTGCGCGTTCGTCTTGCCGTCGAGCGTGACGTGCTGGACCGCGGCGACGCCGTTGTAGATGTCATTGATCCCGGTTACGAGCTCATTCCAGATCGTGGCCGTGACTAGTACGCCTGCGGAGCGGGTCGACAGAGGAAGTGCCATGTTTGGGGCCCCTAGAAATAGCTCGCGTAGGTCGACGTCTCAAGGATGGACTTCGTCGCGTCCTCAAGCACCCACTGATCGAGGTCCTCCGGGTGCGACGGCATGAGATTGAACGTCACCCACGCCTCCGACTCGCTCACGATCTCAATATCGGCCCCCTGGATAAAGAAGCGTTGATCGATCCCGGCGCGGACGTCCACGATGTCGAGCCGCACGCCAGGAAACCAGACAAAAGGAGCGCCCGCGGTCGAGAGGCTCGCGAAGTACGGCACCCTAACCGATTTCACATCCGTAAACTGATCCGCCCAGAGCAGCCGAATGTACGCCGCGAGCCCAGACGGGCGGAGGCCATTCGGTTGATAGAACATCGCGAATGGCGGCGTCAAGGGACGCTGGCCGTTCAAGGCCACCGATACCGCATCGACCTGCTCGACAGTTGTCGGCTCGTCGGCGATCACCGTGACGCCTTGCACGTCGAACTTGGTGATGTACCCAAGCGTCGACGCATCGTTACGGGCCTCGATGGCGATCGATGAGACCCCGATCTCGGTATTGACAATCGTGAGTGATCCCGTGAGATCGATTCCTGTCCCTTCCTGGCTCGCATAGAACTCGTAGTCTGTTGTGGGGGTGGGCACCTCCACCGACACCGAGCCCACCCGTTGCTGCCGATCATCCGGATTCGTGTACGGCAGATGGAAAAGATAGGTCTCGCCGGGCGCGATCGGGATCGCCGTCTCCGGCTCGGCTCCTGGCGTGTCGTCTCGTAGCGATGCGACCACGACAAGCGCGTCGCCTCTCACGCGACGACGATATGTCACGTCGACGTGATTGATCACGTTCGCCTTTTCGCGCGTCACAACTAGCTCATCGACAAGACTCGACGTGATGGTCCCCGCGAGGTCTCCCGAGCGGTCGAGTAGTCGTTCGTTCCGTGGCTCGAACACCACGACGGGCGCCTCGCCGTTCAAGCTGTCCATGGGCTGGGTGTACATGTGCGCGTAGTCGCTTTGCGCAAGTGATTGGAGCGCTCGGAGATACGACGAGTCCTCCTCGGGGAGATCGTCAAACACGATCGGATAGACGTCGTCAGACTGATAGGTCCGCAGCGCGACCGGACGCGACTCCATTGAGTCGACTAGTTGCTCGAAGATGTCGTCGGCGCGCTGATCCTCGTATGCGGGGACGCGTCGAACCCGCTCCTCGAGTGCATCGTAGAAAAAATCCCCACACGTAATCGTGGCAAATGGCTCCCGTGGATCCGCCGACGGCTCGATCGTTTTGACGGCGCCGGCGAACACCCATTGTGTAACAAGTCCAACATCGACGCCGACCCGAACCCTCGTCCCGTCCCCGAAATTCGCAAGCGCATCGGAATGGCCCGGAGAGTAGTAGCCCTCGGTCTCGACGAGGTTCTGGTCGGAGTTGTCGAGCGAGAACACGCACAGCCCTGGCGAAGCCACGAGATCCGTCGGCGAGCCGCCTGCCTTCCCATTCTTGATGCGGAATCCCTTTTCTCGGATGAGGTCTTCCTCGATGGCGATCCACCGCGTCGCCGCGTAGTGGTCGGCGAGCTCAGACGACGTCAACGCGTTTGATCCGGTGTACAGCGCGATCTCGTCGAGGTGGTCGGCAAAGAAATTCGCCGGCGTCCCGTCCGATCCGAAGTAAAGATCGTCACCGTTACTCAATGAGCCCGAGACGCTCGATGCATCCGTGCTTGCGCGCTCGGTCCCATTTACGACAAGCCGGATCGTTGATCCGATCTTCTCGGCGATAACGTGCTGGCACACGCCGCTCGCAATGTCGTATCTGCTCACGGTGTCCACCGTGGACGAGGACCACGTCGCGGTTGCGCTCGTCGTCCCATCGTGGATCCCAAACTGCAGATCCTTCGTCGTGTAGTTGTACCGAAGATAGTAGCCGGCGCCAGATACGCCGCCCTTCCAGACGACGTATCGCCATCCCGAGAAGCCGCCGCCTATTGGTGACCACCACGCCACCACCTCGAGGGTGAAGTCGCCAGATCCAACGTCGACCGCCGCGTCGTCTGGCACGCGCCAGCGGTCCGCGGTTCCGTCAAGGTCGAACGCGCCCTCATATCGGTTGTAGTAGTTGAACGTGCTGTTAAATCCCCCGCGGCGATTGTCGACCTCCTTGCAGTGCGTCGCAACCTTGGAGACGTTTGCGAAATTCGACGGCACTCCGCCGGGGATCGCGTCGTTTGCGTTCGCCGTTTCGTCTGCCATGTCTCCATTCGGGAGCGGAAGCCCAAAGCGCCACCACCCCGCAGGAGCATCGGCCTGGACCATCGACTCCCATTTGTCAGGCGCCGGCGCGATCTCGACGTACACGTCCGCCGGAAGAAGCGTGATCGAGGGGATCGCTTCGTCAAAGACGATCGCCGCGTGCGCGATATCGTCAACGGCGCCGGTATCCCAATCCGCCACCGGCGATGTGGCGGTGACGGCGTCGCGTGACTGCACTCCAGACAACTGTGACCCGCGATCGTCAACCCACTCAAGAGAGAACCCAGAGCCCGCGTCGAGATTACCCGGCGCATTGCGCCCGGAATGAATCGCGCTTAACACGAGACGCGTTGTCAATGTTGACGGCAGCGGGCCGAGCGTAATGTCGGTGTCCTCCTGGTTCGCCGCCTCTGATCCGCTTGCGGAGACCGTCACCGTCCCGTCCATTGCGCCCGCGACCAGGAAGACATAGACGTTCTTGGGGCTGGTCCCCGGATCCGTTGCGGTAATGGATTGCTGCCCGGATGGGATCGTGTCGTTTCCGCCGAGGGTGTACCAGTCGACGCGCCCGTCCTCATCGCCGGCGGTGACCGACGCCGATACCTCCGGCGCGCCCATCGCCTCCCCACCGTACGCGACGTCTGACAGCTCCGCCGAGGCGCTCGAGCGCTGGACCACCGCCACTGCGACCGCCTTGATAGGCCCGACGGGCGCCGGGCCGGTCACCGGGAACGGGGTTGGCCCAAGCTCGCGTGTACGACTGTCGATCGTGACGGCCACTATCGCCCCGCGTGAAGTTGAATCTGCGCCCTCACGAGATCGGGCGTGAGGCGGCGCTCGGTGAACAGCTCGCGGCGGATGGCGCCAAGCTCGGACAGGATCCCAGCGTCGTCAAAACGCCCGAAGCCCCGCCCCTCGCCTGAGAAGGCGAACTCCTCCGGAGCGTGCACGCCCGCGAGGAACGCGGTCGGTTGCGTCACGCGCCCGATTCCGCCCTGTTGCGCCTCGAAGATGTTGCCCGGGCCAGTGATCGCGGTGCCGCCCTCGTCGCCTGGACCCTGGCCCGGGATGCCAGGGAATGGGCTCGTTAGATCCGTATCCGGGTGTCGCCCTCGGATCCCGCCGAATCCGGGCAGGCTTCCGATCAGGCTCCTGAAGCCGCGCGCCAGATTCCGGATCCCGTCCCAGATCCTCGAAAACGCCTTCTTTACGCCTCTCCAAATGTCATCGCCCCACCGCGCAAAGAGGCCCACGATCTCGCCCAACCCGGGAACGATGGCATTCGCAAGGAACGCAAGGCCCTCGGTCGCGAGGTTTGCGAGCGAGCCGGAGACGTCGCGGCCGGCGAACAAATCCCCAACCAAGCGCGATACGTCTCCGGACAACTGGGCGAAGAAGCCACCTTCCCCGCCGATCTTCTCGAGTTGGCCCTTGATGCGATCCACAAAGACCGAATCAAGGCGATCGATGTGGCCGCCGATCTGATCGACCATGTCCGGAACGAATGACCGACCGACAACGTTGTCGAACATGTCCGAAAAGAAACCGGTCACCGCCTCGACCTTCTCGCGCACGGCCTCGACGATCCGGCCGAACTTGTCGACGATCCACTCGCGTACGCCGGTCACCACGCGCGCAGTGATCTCGACGATCTCGTCCCAGTTGAGCCACGCTGTCACCACGGCGGCGACGGCCGCCACGATGGCGAGCAGCGGGCCGGCGCCGAGCGCGGCGATGGCGGCGCCCACCTTGGCCACCAGCGCAATCACGGGGCCCATGGTCGCGATCAAGCTCCCCACCGCGGAGATCACCGTGCCGAAGGCCAGCGCCACCGGGCCCAGAATTGCCACGAGCCCGCCGATGATCGCGGCCACGCGTTGCACCGGTGCCGGCAGATCGCCAAACCAATCGAGCAGCTCGAGCAGCTTGTTCCCGACGGGCGCGAGGGCGTCAAACGTGTCGAGCAGGACCGGCAGGAGCTTGTCGCCGAAGCGCTGCGCCGCGGTTGCGACGCGCTGCTGCAGTTGCTTCCAGAGGAAGCCGGCTTCGTTGATGCCCTCGGACTGCTCGCGAAAGGCCTCATCGGTGGCGCCGGCCACGTCGTTCATGGCCTCGAGCTTGTCGGTAAATGTGTCGGCCTGCGCGCCGGTCAGGGCCAGCGCGAGCGTCTGCCCCTCGATGGAGCCTATGAACCGCTGGAGCGCCATTCCGCTCCCCTCGGCTTCGGCGACCACCGCTTCAATCGCGCCCTGGAGGCCCTCTTGCTGGATCAGCGCTTCGCCGCTCGTGACGCCGAGCTGACCGAAGACGAAATCCATCTCTTTTGTTGGCGCGAGCAGCGATTGCAAGACGCCGCGGAGCTGCGTCGAGACCTCGGACGCCGTCCCAGTAACGCCCGTCGCCGTGGCCATCACGCCGAAGAGCTCTTCCTGTGAGACGGTGAGCTCCGACGCGAGCGGCACGACGCGCCCCATGCTGGCGGCGAGCTCGGGGAAGGTCGTCTGCCCGAGCTTGTTCGTCATGAACGCTAGATCGCTGACGTGCTGGATCGCCTCCAGCGACGTGTCGTTGTATCCCTTCGTGACGGCGCTCGTGAGGTTGATCGCGTCCGTCGTCGTCGCAAGGCCGGCCGCCGCGGCCCGGGCGTTGACGTCAAGGATCCCAGCCGTCTCGGCGGAATCCCCGAAGGCGGAGATCACCTGGAACAGCCCGCCCGAGAGATCCGCGGTCGACTTGCCGACCGATACCGCCATGTCCTGGACGGTGGTTTTCAACTCCTCGACGCGCTCGATATTGCCCGGGATCAGCGTCGCGACGTTGGCCATGCCGGCGTTGAAGTCGGTGGCCATCTTGATCGCGCCGCCACCGACCGCCGCGAAGCCGGCCGAGAGGGGGAGGAGCGTTCTGCCTACGCCCCTGATGTTGCCGCCGACCGTTTTCATCCGGCCGCCGAGCTGGCCGAATGATTCGCCGAGCCCGCCGGCCTCACGCTTGAGCGTGCGGATGCTGCGGAGGGCAGAGTCCTCGCGTCCGATAAACTCGAGAATCGATCGCGTGATCACGCTCATTGTTTCGGCTTTCGCGGCTCACGAATGACGGCGATTCCCATCGCGCCCGCCACCTTCGACGGGAGCGGCGCGCCGCGGCGTGGGAAGCGCTCCCGGCCCGCGGCCCGGCGCCATTCGCGCCCCATCGCTTTCTGGTCGCCGGGCTTCATCGCGCCGGATCCGGCGGCCGTGCGCGTCACCCCCTCGAGCGCTTCCTCTGCGGCGAGCTTTGGGATCGCCCATAGCATCACCTCGAGGAGCTCGCGCGGGCACCTTTCGAGCCAGTAGTCCGGCGTCGTGCCGTGGTAGAACCGCGTGAGCCGCGCCGCGACTTCGAGCCAGTCCCTGATCGGTTCGCCCCGTTGCCGCTCTCCGGCGCCGTCGGGCGTCGCGCGGCCGGCTGGAGATCGGTAAAAACCGAGGCGATCCCGTAGAGCTGAGACACGGTCAGCTTACCAATGACGGTGTCGGGTGCCTGCAGAATCAGCGGCACCGTTTGGCGCAACAGACGCTCCGCGACCTCCTCGTCGTCCTCGTCGACGTCGGCGAAGTCCTGCCCCATGCGTTCGAGCTTCCGGAGCACGGAGATAGGCAGCTCGGCCGGGTGCAGGAGCTCGTAGCGGGTGCCGTCGATCTCGACGACCTCACGCTCGAGCCCGGCGATCGTGTCGAGCGAGAGGAGCGGATTGCGAGCGTGCGGCGTCTTTTGGGTAGTGGTGTCCGATGCTGTCTTGGCCATGAGAGTTGATCTCCTCTACGCCTTGCGGGTTGACGGGTATGCCAGATTCGGAGAGCGCGGCAAGCTCCGCCGCCACCTCCCGGAGCAGCTCGCGCCGGCGGCGGATCTCGCGCTTGTGGGCCCGCGCTTGCGCGAGCAGGACCCGATAGCGCGCGACCGTGCCGCCGGCGGACATGTGGCGCCTATGGGAGCGCGGCGGCATCGGCGGCGCGAAGCCGGCCAAACCGCTCGAACTCGTTGGCCGCGCCGGTGTCGACCAGGGCGGTCCATTCCAGGGCCAGCATCGCCGGCTCGTCCCGACGGTAGACAGGCTCCGGACTGCCGCTCTGCGCGGCAATGGGGACCTCATACTGCGAGAACTCGCCGTCGAGGTAGGGCGAGGGCCCTCTCACGAGCAGCGCCGTCGTCGGCACAGATAGCCCGCGAGAAAGCCCGATCGTCTTGTAGCCCACAGTCCCGGATCCGGCGGCCACATCCGCCGGCGTCTGCCGGTGCAGCGCCTCGGTGTAGCCCTCGAGCGAGACGTCGACCATCTCGACGCGGATCATCAGATCCTCTTCCTGACGAAAGACCTTGCGCGATCCGGCATCGCCAAGCGCGCGCCAGAAGTTCATCGACTGGGCATGCGAGATCGTCACGCCTGCATCGGAGTAGTTCAGATCGCCGTTGGTGCCGACCTTCGTCCAGTTCCCGCCCGGAGGGTCGGTGTCGAGGTCTGGAAACGCCTCGGCGACCGGCGCGATCCAGATCGTAAACGGCGCGGCGATAATTTCGAAGGGCGTGGTGTTGGCTGGCATTGTCGTTTCCTCCTACGCGGCCCCAATCGCCCGCGCGATTTCGTGGCGTAGCTGCTGCTCGAAGACTTCCTCGCCGCGCGCGCGGCCGACGTCGACGTGCTTCTCGAACACGCGGCCAATCGATGGGCCGTGCAGCTCCGTGATCGGAAGCCGCGCCCGTCGAACGCGGCGATACACGCCCCGGTGCCCCGACGCCATGGTCGCAATGAACGCATTCGGGTACCGGCCCGCGCCGCCGGGGACCTTCGCCCGAACCCCGCGCCCGCGCCCACGGGAGGGTTCCGGCCCACGCGCGCGGAACTGAATCAGCGGGAGGCGCTTTCGGGAGGCGCTCACGCGCGCGGTCAGCCGTCCGCGCGTGGCCCGCTCGATGAATGTGCGGCGGCGCACATCTCGCGCCTTGAGCCCGATATCTGCCCGGATGGTTGAGACCAGGACCGTACGGGCGGCCGTTGCACCGCGGTTCAGCGCGCGCGGCACGATGCGCGGGATCGCCCGCTCGATCGCCGTGAGGTGGCGCATGAGCTCGCGATTGTCGACCCGCAGCTCGAGGCTCATGCTGGCGCCCCCCAGCCCTCGACGAATTCGACGATGTAGGTGATACCGGCAGCGATGATGTCGTCGCCGCTCTCGCGCTCGAGAAACCGGGTCGGGCCCCGTCGGATGTCCCGTTGATGAGAGAGCAGGCCGCCGAGCGTGCGGTCGGACGTCTCGATCGCGGTCTTCACATCGCCGATCACGTCTTCCACGAGCAGCCATGGCTGGGACTGCTCGTGCGCGTTTGGCTTCGTGATGGCCTGGATCTCGATCGGGAGCACCGTCTTCACGTTCTCTTGACTGTGGATGACGTCATCCGTCAGCACGACAACCGCCAGGGCGACCGGTTCCGTATCGTCCGGACCGAGGACAGGCGTCTCGCCCAGAAAGACCAGATCGCCCGCGTTCGTGTTGAACCCGTCCACCGTCTTGATCCCGAGCAGTCGCGTCCGAAAGACCTCGAGGATCTGCCGCCGGCGCGTGGCCGCCATCAACAGACCTCATCGAACGGCCGCACGATGACGCGAACATGATCGGCTTCGGTCACGGCGTGGCCATCGACGTGCCATTTCTTCACCGTGCCCCCACCGCGCTCCGGCGCCTCGATCACGGTATCCCGCGGGACCGTGGGCACCTCGTCGCGTCGCAGGCAGGCGACCCGCTCCGGGCGGCTTGATTGCAGATCGAATCCGCCCGGCCGATCGTCCGAGATCGGCGTCCACCAGATCACCCGAGTGGAAATGGCCACCTCGCGCGGTCGCGTGACGGTGGCCGGAATCCCATGAACGAACCAGTTCACATCTCGGACAACATCCCGGACGGATCCGAAATCCACCATGGTGACGGGCCCGCGAGCGCCGGCCTAGGGTTCGTCTGCCCTCAGTCCACCGTCGAGCAGGACGTCGCCCGTCGAGGTCTCACCGGCGCCAGCGCCCACCGCCTCGAGGGCGACACCGGCGCGAAGTGAACCGGTCGCCGTCGTCGTAAACCGGGTGTTTCCGTTGTCCCAGTAAATGAGGTCGCCCACGCTCCACGCCTGCGAACCCACCTTTGGCAAGCCCGTAAAGACGCCGCGCGTATGCCCGGTGAAGTTCGCGCCGCTTGCGACGCTGACCGTCGGCACGACCAGCAACTGGCCGGCCTCGACCGGAACGTCCTTCGTGATAGCGGCGCCCGCGACGAGCGTCACAACGTCGCCCGGTGCTCGGTAACTGGTGCCCATGTTTCTCTACCTCGCTCCTGGTATCTGTGTTGACCTGTGATCGCTCCTACGCGCCAGCGTCGGTCACGGCTCCGCGGAAGTCGACACCGTCGACGCCGAAATCGAGCCGCGCACGAAGCGAGACGCCGTCGTAGCGCCATCCGTCCTGCGTCTCGATGACGGGCTCGCGCTCGCCCTCGAGGAACGACACCACCATCACCGGGGCGACGCTCGGATCCGCGAACATGTAGCGCCGTGTGCCCGTAAGGCGCGCCGTGCCGATCACGCGGTCGAACATGCCGCCCACGATGTTGGGCTGACGGTTCGACTTGGTGCCGTCAGGGTCGAACTGCGAATCGTTGATCTGGTTCGCGACACCCTGCAAGCCCCTGGGGACCAGCAGCACCGACGGCCGGAGGTCGAGGATCTCGTTCCCGTTCGGTCCCGTCTGGGCGGCCATGACGGCGGCATCAGCATCGATCGCCGCGGCCGTGATCGCCGCACCCGCGCCCAGGTTCGAGTGCGCGGCGTCGAAGAGCGGATTGGTATCTGACAGATCCGGCCCGAGTCCTGAATTGAGGGCGAGCTCGGTATAGGCCGCGCTTTCAATCGTGAGCGCCGCGGCCCGTCCGAGCATCGACGCCATGCGGGTCAAGCCTCCGAGATCGTCATTGACGATCGTTTTCCGGGTGATCCCGATGATGTTCCCTCGGGTATCGACCTCGAACGTCTGCTTTTCGGCGTCGCCGATGGTCGCGTTCCGGAACTCTCCGCCCTCGGTAAGCGTCTCGAGCGCCGCCAGGGACCCGAGCCGGTACCAGTTCTGGGTCCTGAAATCGTTTGCCGTCGTCGTGCCGCACCACCCGGACCACGTATCAGGCGTGATCCCGTACTGGGCGCGCAGGGTCTTGTTGAGCACGTTCTCAAGCAGGTTCGCGAAGTCGCTCGTCGTCTGGTAGCCGGCCGACCGGATGAACGCCTGCCCGGCCAGGTCCATCCTGGAGAGCCCGCGCCACTTGACGCCGGCCCGCTCGAGCGACTCGCGCGCGAGGTCGAGGAGGGTCAACCCGCGAAACTCACCGGGATCGTAGTGACTCGAGCTGTTCCCCTCGTGTTGGGAGACAGACTCAAGTACGCCCCCGCGCTGCAGGAGCCAGTTCTCCGCGCCGCGGAGCCAGCGATCGCGCACGTCCTCGCCCATCTCGACGTGCACGCCGGAGCGGGTATCGTTCGATGGATCGTTCGTCTCCGCGGCGGTGCGCTCCATGATGCGCACACGCGCGTCAGCCACGGAAATCCCCGCGTCGACGAGCTCATCCGCGAAGGACTCCTCGAGCCGTTGCCCGCGGACGAGGTCGCGAATCTCCCGGCTGCGCTGGCGCTCGGCCGTGCGGGCCGCCGTCGCGTCCGGGCTCGGCGCATCCGCCAGGGCGATCCGGTCGGCTGGTGCCGGCGCGCTCGGTGCTGGGTCCGCGGCGCGGGTCGGCTCTGGATCGGCGCCGCCGGTATCGGTCGTCTGGATCGGTTCGTCGGGCATTGCTTCGATCTCCTCGTGACGCGTGACGATCACGCATTCGTGCGTCTGTTGCTTGTTTTCTCGGAACTGCGCGGCGGCGTCAGCCGGGATCGGGACCATCGACACCTCGAAGGGTTCCCAGTCCGTGGCCGTGCGAACGGATGGCGCTCCGTCCTTGCCCTTTGACTCCTCGAACCGGTGTACCCGGTACCCGACGGACACATTCCGGATCACGCCGTCGACGACGTCCCGGAAGAACGGCTCCACGTCCTCGCGTTTTGAAAACCGGACCGAGGCGCGCCCTTCCCCCGAGGTCATCTTCGCCGATCCCTCGACGACGACACCGAACTGCTCGCGGAGGTCGAACGAGGCGTGAGAATTCAGGAGCGGGGCGCCGCCGTTCAGGCGGTCCAGCCGGACCTGCGAGGGCTTTGTGCCGAGCTTTTCTATGAATCGCTCGCCGGAAGACCAGTCACGACGCATGACGTCGGCGCCCGTGGTGAACACGAGATCGGCCGTCCGGTCCTCCTCGTTGACGGACCCGACGGCGGCGCGTAGCTCAAGCGGAAGGGCGTCGACGGTGCGTGACTCTTCGGCCATCTCTTGGCCGATTGTCCGCCCGTCGATCGTGGGGTGTCAAAAAGACGCTAGATGCAGCGTGCTAGACGCGGACGCGGCGCGGATTGATGAAGCTCTCGAACGATTTCCACCGGTGACCATGCGGGCACATGTAGCGCCGCCGGCGATACCCACCCGCGGCGCGCGTCTCGAGGACACGGCCGCGATCGTGGCAGATCGGGCACTCGTTCGGCGCCGGCTGGGCGGAGAGCGGCGCGCCGCCCTGCTGGCGATCGGCGAGGTCGCCAGGACGGATCACTGCCCCACCGCCCGGGGCACGGCGCCAGCGCCCTCCTCCGTCGAGTCGACCGAGTCAGGAAAGTCGACGTCGGCCTGGCGCTGCCCCTGCTGGGAGACGCGCCGCGCGTCCACATCGAGCACGATCCCGCGGGCGTCGAGCTTTTCGAGATCCGCCGCGTACTCGTCGAGGAACCGGTCGATCGTGAAGCCGCGCGATCGGACCTCCTCCGAGAGCGTCGACACGCCGGCCCGGACATTACGCATCATGGCGAGCCCTTCCTTGTCGGGCTCAATCATGGGCAACCCTGGCGCCGTCCACTCGACCTCCTCGGGGAGCTCGACGTCCACGAGGGCCGCGGCGGCTCGCGCCCACGCGCGCACCGGCTCGAGCATTTGCGGAATGATCATGTTCCATCGCCAGTCCTCGACGTCTGACCAATGCCGTAGACGGGACATCCGGGCGGCCGAGAACGGGAGATCGGTGTAATCGCCGGTCATGTCCTCGTAAGCCACGCCCAGCCCGGCCGCGATGGCGCGCAGCGAAACCGCCGTGTAGTCGGCGTAATCCCGGACGGAAGGCGGCGATACGATGTCGATCTGGCGGCCGGCCGGGAGGTTGTGGATCCCCCCGGGCTCGAGCGTGTCGATCTCGTCGTCGTCGCCGCTCTCCGTTCCGAGCGGATCGGCTCCGCCGCTCGCATCCGTCGAGATCACGGCGAGCAGCGCCGCGACCTTCTGCTTCATCAGCGTGGCGTCCTCGAATTCGTCGAGGTCTTTCGAGCGCAGGATGACGGGCGCAAACCACGAGACGCCCCGCTGGCCGCCCGCCCGCTCGGGGCTGAAGACGTGCACGACGTCAGACGCCGGAACGCGGACCGACGCCGTCAGCGATCGGCTTGTGGAGACGCTCGAGCCCGGATGTTCACGAAACAGCCAGTACGCCACACGGCGCCCGAGCGGGTCGAGCTCGACGCCCTGTATGATGCGCCCGCCATTCGGCAGCGACTGGTCCTTCGCCGTGTCCAGATAGTCCCCCTCGAGGACCTGAAGTTGAAGCGGGATGGGGAGCCCGTCTTCACTCCTGCGACCCCTGCGGCGGATGATCACCTCTCCGCCCTCGACGACCGTCCGCATCGCGAGGCGCTGCAAGCCGGCCAACGTGTTGCGCCCGTCGGCGTCGCAGGCCGTCGAGTCGGACCACGCAAGCCAGGCCTCGGTTTCATCCGTCGCGCGGATCCCCGTCCCAATCGTGTTGCTCACGATGGTCCGGAGCCCGGATCTGGCGTTGGGATTATTGCGCACGAGGTCGCGCGCCGCGTCGCGAAGCCGCTGCAGGCTCGCGCTTGAGCCGGCCGCGTTGGCGTCTCCGGAGGTGTGCCGCCATCCTTGGGTCCGGCGTCCAACCGACGCCGCCTCGAAATGACGATGTATGAGCCGCGACCGCACGCGCGCACGCTCGCGCCGGAGCGCCCACTGTGGCGCAAACGTTGACAGCACTCGATCGAGCCACATCCCGCTACCCTCCAACGAGCGCCACGAGGACACCGGTCACGAGCGCGCCGGTGAGAAAGCCAAAGAACGCACCCGTGGCAAATGCCCCCGCCTCGGGGGCGCGGCGATAGTCGGACGCCGTCGGGCGTCTCGGCCACTCATCGGACCGCTGCAGCATCAGACCCCCTTGTCCACGGCGGCCACGCGGAACCGGCGCCGGGTCGCAGCCTGGACCTGCGCGACCATTTCCGCGCGCAGTCGTAGCATGTCCTCCACCGAATTGAAGCGCATCGACTGATCGCCGAAGCTCGCTTCCTTGACGCCTTTCGTCCCGGCGATGATGGCGTCGAGATCGTCGATGTCCGTCTGGGTAAACGCCATGCCTGGATTCTACTACTCCGCCCGTGCGATCGTGAGATCGGGTTGCCAGGCTGACCTCGCCATCCCTAGCAGCTCATCCCGGAACGACTCCGGGGTTGATGCCGCTGCCGATTTCCCGACGCGCGGCCGATTCCATGCCAGACGAAATACGATTCCCGCACCACGACACCGCCGATTGCACGTCCCGGTCCGGGACGTGTCCCCACTCTAGCGAGGGCAGATCCACCCCCACCGCATACAGCCAGGTCGCCTTTTTGGCCGGGTGCCCATAGCGCCCCTGCTCGACGTAGCACGTCCACCCACCCTCAAAGTCCGCATTCACCCACCCACCACCCGTCGGCGGTCGGTGCAGCCCAAAATGCGCCCAGGCGTCAGAGTACGCCGGATGCTCGAGCACGCCACCAAAGCGCCGCACCGCGTCGAGCGCCGCCCCGAAGCATCCGCCATCGTCGCCGCGCCGGTGCCCCCATCGCGCTTCAACGAGGCCAGCCAATCGGCACCAGCGACTACATGGCGGGTGAGCAACCACCGGATAGGGCCCCTGATACAGTCGCGCGTCTCGCGCTTCGCCCCAGACGTCTACGTCGTCCAAACCGGCATACACGCCACGAGGATCAACGTAGAGCGCCGCTATCACTCGCCGCTCCCAATCCGCGCCCAATCCATAAAGGGCGCCGTGTGGATTCGCATTTCGTGATCGGCAAGGTACCCGTTAAGCCCGTGCCCGATCGCGGCTTCATAGATCGGGCCCGCGTCGATCGCCTGATCGACATCGTCTGACGAGTGGCGTGCGACGTAGACCTGGAGCCATCCCCACCTGTACCGCAGGTAGTACGCTCGCCCGTCGACCAGTCGCCCCTCCCATTGGGACGGACACGCGTAGCACGTCCGGGCGCATGTCGCCGCAACGAGCGGCTTCACCGCTGGCGCTTCATCCATGATTCCCGCTTCTTTCCTGTCCGTTTCGCCCGATCCATGAAGGCGGCCCGCCTGGGCTTCAACTCTTTGTGGACAGGCCCCTCCTCGACGCGCTGCGCAAGCTGCTCGAGGTTTGGGCGCAAAATGCGCAAGGCCGCCAGCGCGTAGACGCTGCAGTCGAGCGCCTCGTTTCGCGTTCGGATCTTACGCCACACGTTGACCGGAACGCCTTTGACAAAGCGTTGCATGAGCCGCTCGCTGGTGAGCTGCGCAGCAAACTCATCGTCGCACCAGTCGACGGCCGGCAGATGAACGTACCCGCGGCCGCGCTCCGTGAGCGCCAGCCGGTTCATGATCAACGCCTTCGCCGAGTCCACGCCGATCGTGTAGAGCGGCACCTTCCGCTGCCCGATGCCCCACCGACGCGGGGACGGGCTCGACGTAATGAGCCGATCCCCATCGCGGCCGATGATCGCATAAACGCGCCGCGTCTGCCGCGGGTGGACGAACTCATACACGAAGTTTGTTCGGTGCCCGGCGGAATCGATGCACGTGGCCGAGGCCTTGAGCGCGCGCCCCTCATCCACCATCGGATACTCGCGCTCGAGGAGCTCGTCGAGCTGGGCCCATGGCTCCGCCTGCGAGGTATCCCCCGGGATCGTCTCCCGGTGAATCAGCCACGCCTCCTCGCCCGGACCCCAGCCAATCGCGACTGCCTCGAGGCGATCGTCCTGAGTGTCAACGCCAAGCGTGATACAGGCCACGCCAGGCGGGCAGATGGCCGGGAACGGCTCACGACGGGCGAGCAACCCGGACGGCTCGACGCCGGCACCGGCGTCCGGCTTGGACGTCTCGCCGAGGGTCGTGTTTTCCCAGGTATGCATCGTGCCGCGGTCGCCCTCCTTTTGCTTCTCGCGCGCCCGCAGGAAGCTGGAGACAATCTCGGCCAGGCTCGAAAACGGGGAGTAGGCCTCCCAGAGGTGGAAGCTCACGATCGTCCGGTCGACGCGGTCCGGGTGCTCGGCGATCCATTCCCCGTGCTCGAGGGCGGCCACGCGCTCGGCGTCGCCGATCTCGTACGCGCACTCAGGGCAGACCAGGCGGGCCGTCAACGGATCCCGGTCGCGCCACTGGACGTTCCGCCATTCATAGGGGTGCATCACGCCACAGCCCGGGCAGGGGACATAGAACCGGCGCTGATCGCCGAGCCGGTGCCACGAATCGATCGGCGCATTCTCGAGGGTCGGCGTCGACAGCAGCATGATCCGGCGGCGCCCGCGGAACGTCGTCGTTCGCTTGATCGCAACTTCGATGGTCGCGCCCTCGCCGGGGAGCTCTGGCGGGTAGCGGTCGATCTCATCGAGCAGGAGGAGCCGGACCGTTCGCTGTGCGAGCGATGCAGCGGAATTCGCGCCGCCAATGGAGATAGATCCGCCGGTGAACGTCTTGGCCAGGATCGTGTTCTTGGAGTCCTTCGCGCGTTTCTTCCCGACACGCTCCGCTAGGGTGGGCGTATTGTCGATGAGCGGCTCGAGACGGTTCGTCGAGAAGTCCTCCGCCATCGGCTTAACCGTGGGTTCGACGACCAAGATCGGGCACGGGTCGTGAGCGATGTGGTACGCGACGATCGCGAGCGCGATCGCGGTCTTGCCCACCTGGCTTGACGACTTGACGACGACGATCTCGACGCCAGGCTCGTGAAATGCGTCGAGGATTCCGCGCTGATACTCTGCGCCCGCCGTTCTCCACCTCGAGCCCTCGAGCGGCCCGGCCGTCACGATCAAGTGCTCGTCGCAGAATTCGGAGACGGTTAAGTCGGGTGGCGGCGCCCATCCGGACACCGCCACCCGATACGCGTCAAGCACCGCCACCTGCTCCGAGGCCGTGCCGGCCGCCGCGTGCGTCACCTCGACCGCCAAACCCAGCCTAGCCTCGCCACGCCCAACCTCGCCTCGCCACGCCCAACCTCGACCGCCTTGCCTTGCCTCTCCCGGCCCGGCCTCGCCAAGCCCAGCCAAGCCCAGCCCTGACCTTGACCGCCTTACCGAGCCAGGCCGTGCCGCGCCTCGTCCCGCCGTGCCAATCCTCGCCCAGCCCAGACCGCCACGTGTTGGCCTGCCTCGACCGCCAGGCCTATCCGAGCCTTGCCGATCCCCGCCTTGGCTTACCCAGCCCGACCACGACCGCCTAGCCTAGCCTCGCCCGTACGCGCCACCCCCAGCCGTGCCTAGCCAAGCCCGGACCGCCGTGCCTTAACCTGCCTCGCCTTGCCTTGCACCGCCGTGCCTTAACCTGCCTCGCCTTGCCTTGACCGCCTTGCCTTGCACCGCCGTGCCTTAACCTGCCTCGCCTTGCCCGCCCGAGCCCTACCGTGCCATGACCGCCTTGCCCAGCCTTGACTCTCCGCGCCAAGCCTTGCGTCTGCTTGCCACAAACCCGCATCACGCTAGCGGTAGATCTCGGCCACCGCGTTGATCGCTGTCTGCGTGCTCGTCAGAGTTGACGATGGCTTGCGCTCGCGTCGCGATCAGTTGCATCTGCACAAGCAGCGCCGAGATGTCATCCGCGAGCCCGAGCACCTCCGCGACGTTGCAGGCGCGACGCATGGCCGACTTTGCCCGATCGAATTCGATGTCGAGCGTGCGCCCCGCCTGCACCGGATCCTTCCGCGCCTCCGTAACCGACGTGTACCCCTGCTCTGTTCCCGCGACGTCGGGATCCCTGACATAAAGCGGGGCCCGCACGATGGTGCGGTCGTGCCGTCCAGGAATCTGGCGCACGCGTTCGATGATCTTGCGCGCCTGT